CCGTCGCGGCCGGGCGGACCCTCGTCCCCCCTGGCGCCTTGCTCTCCCGGCGGGCCAATCACCCGTTCAACCGGCAGCGCAACCTGACGGACCGGCGGCTGTTCCTCGAGCATGCGCGCCGCCGCCATGATCTGCTCGGCAAGCTCTCGCGGCACGAGGCTCCGCTCAAGCATGCCGGCTTCATTTTCAAGCTGTTCGCGCAACCTCACCACGTCAGCAGCAAGCTCTCGATCGGCGGCGACGCGCGCCTTTTCCTCGTTGATCACCACTTCGGCAACAGCGCGCATCAGCGCACGGTCAGGCTGCGCGGACATGGCTCATCTCGCGTTGCAGATGATATGCGATCAGCGCGGCCTGCTCGTCGTCATCGAGCGCGGGCTGATCTTCGTCCTGGTCCTCCGCCGGCACCGGAGGCGGGGTTGGTGTCGGCGGAGGCGCAGGCGGCGCCGTGGCAAATGACAACGGCACCACCTGTTGCTGCACGCGCGGCTCGTCGCCGGCCTCGACCGCCGCATAGCCCTCGAGCGCGCGCGCCTCGTTTGGCGAATAAATGCCGCCCTGCACACCGCGCACCAGGCCGTCGATCCGGTCCTTGAACGCCGAACGCAACAGCGCGCGCGTGTCGAACACGGTCCATTCTTTGCCGCCCGGCACCGTGGCAAGGCCAATGAACTTGTCGAACGCCTGCTCAATATGGTTGATCACAAAACCCAGGCCCGAGGCGAGCCACTCAGCCATCAGCGCCTCGGCCGTCTTCTGCGTGCCGGTATCGGTAATTCCGAGCAGGATCGCCGGCACGCCGAACACCGCAGCGATCGTGCGATCGTTGAGCTTGAGCTGATCGATAATCTGCGCATCCTCATTCGTAATCGAGATTGGCTGAAACTTCATGCCGTGCGTCAGGATCGGCACACCGCCAGTGTTGAGGCCCTTGGCCTGCTCGTTCCAGCGATTGCGCAACTCGTCGCGGTCTTCCTTTTTGATCTGCAGATCGGTAGTGATCACACCGGATGGACGGCTCATGTTGTTGGAGAATGCCGCCGACGCATTGTGGATCGCGTTCCGCATTCCAAGCTCGGGCGCAAGCGCCGACAACCACGTTTCGCCGATCAGCGGATTGCACCGCGTGTCAAGTTTTACGTGCAACACATCGCGCGCCGGCACCACCAGCGAACCGCCGGCAAGGCTCGGTGTGTTGATCAATGGATTGTCGCCGATCTCATAAAATATCTCGGCGAATATCTGACCCTGGACTTTCACCTCGCGCACGCGGCAGGAACGCGGATCGGTCCAGTGCAGCGCCTCGACCTCCTGGCGATCGTTGCGCTGCGCGATCCAGTAGCTGTTGCCGGTGTAGAGCAGCGAGCGGATCAGATGCACGAGGAAGTCGCTCGGCGTCTGGTATCCGTTGGGCGCGCGCAATAATCTCGAGAGCGCCGAAGTCGTCACCGTCTCATATCCGCCATTGCCGAGCTCGCGCTTGTGATTGCCTGGCAATTGCGCAATCGCGCGGATGTACGCCCAGACACACGCCTCGACCGTCGAGCAGCCCGGCGCCGCCACCGGGTCGATATCACACTGCCAAAAATTCCACGGCGCGCCGGCCGGCAGATAACCGCCGCTCACCGTGTATGGGCCTGGGTGATAGTTGCCCTCGCCCGCAGGATTGGTCTTCTGGCGCGGTGTGACCCACCGCGCCAGGTTGTCGAACACACCCATCGGTCAGCGCTTCCGCGACGACCGGTCATCGTCATCCGGGCGCTTGGGTGGCTTCGGCGGCTCCACCTGGTCCGGAATATTGCGCGTGGGATATCTGCCGGTTGTGTCATCCGGCTTCATGTCACGCCGAACCGGCGTTCCTTCAGGCGGCGGATCGGGCGGTTTCTGCTGCGCGGTGTCCCACTGCAGTTGCGCCCAAGTCTGGGCCGCCTCGAGCGCGTGCGTCCGCTCCTCCTCGCTGAGCGGCGGATGCGGTTCCTCGCCCTCCTCGGCGACATGGAACGGATCGATCGCCCAGTGATCGTTGATCGCCGTCTCGGCATCGGCCGCCGAAACGGTCAGCCGATGATCCCGATACGGGCCGAGCAGCACCATGATCTGTTTGGTTTCGTCAGCCATTTGGTCCTCCTATCACCAGATCACGGACGCGATAGTCTGCACCATGGAAGCCCGCCGCATGACCCATGAGACGTAGAGGCTCATGCGAATGGCTACGGCATCGGTCTGAAACAGCGACCGCATCGGCACCGCGAGCACACCCGAGCCCTGCGTACCAGTCCCGAGCGCGAGCGGCGTCGTGTCTTCCTCGTGCAGCGTTGCCTCGGTCGAGACCGCAATGCGCGGCACATCGCCCAGCGCGGTGGCAAAGTCGGCCGCATCGACGGCGATCACACGTCCCGCCGTCACCGTATTGCTGACGATAAACCGGACGCCGAACTTGCTCGCCGCCTGTTCCGCGCTGTTGAAAACAAAGTCACCAGTCGTCGTCTGCGCAAAGTTGAGCATGCTCGCCTGCGCCGGATTGAGCAGGATTGCAATCGGTCCTCGACCACCACCACCGGCCGCCGTGATAGCCCCGACCAGCGCCTTGAGGTCTGCCATCATCGCAGCGGTTGCCGGTGTTGCCGCCGATGCCGTGATCGGGGTCACACCGTTGAGCAGTCCAGCCGGGCGCACACCGGCCGATGCGGCAACGTTGTCGATCAGGAAGGTATCGAGCGCAATGCCGGTGTCATCCGACATCGCTTGGCGGATGATGCCCTCGATCGACGGCATGCCGTAAGTAGCCATCTCCTCCGAAAATGTGGATATGACCGACAGTTTCGTAGGCGAGAGCGTCACGGTTGAGAAACTTGCCTTCTTCACCGGCTTGGCCGAACCCTCGCCGGTCCACGCGCCCGCCAGCGTCGGTGTCGCCGCACGTACCGGAATTTTCAGCACGCCGTTGTTGCCGAACGTGTAGCTCGGCCCCATCGCCTTGAGTTGCGGAAAAATAAAGTTCGGGATCAACCGATCGAGATAGTCTACATTGCTGGTCTGCACCAGTTCGGCCGCCCAGGTCGCCACCGTCGTCATCGCCGGATTGACCGCAGCACGCAGCACAACGTTGGTCATCTCGTCGTTGCCGTAACCATCGCGCATGATCTTCTCTATCGGCTCTTTCGTGACATGCGCTTTCGTCCAAGCAGCGAGCGCGCGCGCGACATGATCGCCCGGCTCGAGCTTCTTCTTCGGCAACGCAAACAACTTGCGGCCGTCACCCTGCGGCATTGTCGGCGTGTTGCTGGTCGTCGGCAGGATGATTTCCTGCTGCTGTTGCGGCTGAACGGTGGTGGTGTCATCCACCAGCGAGCGCTCGACGCGCCGGTGAGCGTCAAGCTCGCGCCGCGCTTCCTCGATCTGCTGCGGCAGACCCTCCTGGTATCGCTTTGTCTCCTCAGCATCCAAGTCGTCCCTGGCCGCCAAATCGTTCAAACTGTCGCGCAGCATTTTCAGGTTCTGCTGTGCGGCCTCGATCTTCTGCGCAATCGTCTGGGTTTGCATTTTCGTTCTCGTCGGAACGAGGGATTTGCCTGGCTTGGCATGAGCCGTGCGCAGCTCATCGAAACTTCCTGCTGGCTTGCGGAAGACTTCGGCGAGAACATCGCGCGGGTAGTCCTTGGAAAGCGCCAAGGCATTCGGGTTCGCCGGAACGCTCACGATCGAGCATTCGAGCAGTTCGTGCTTCGTAAATCGGAACGGCCCGTGGTGCGGGCTCGCGTCTTTGGTAAGCGGCTCTTTGGCGATCGGCTGAAACCCGACCGACACGGTGCGCAGCACGCCCTCGCGCACCAGATCGCGGATGTATTGCCCCATTGGCCATTTGTTGGATTTAGCCCAGACAATACGGCCGAGCAGCTTGCCGTCCTTGACGCGGACATCGGTCCACCGGCCGACGATCTGATCGCGGTTGTGATTGAACAGCACCACCGGATCGCTCTTGAGCCGGTCGAGTTGCCAGCCGCTCGGCTCGACAACATCGCCCATGCGATCGACCGAACCATCGGACAATACGAATTCGTCCGGCTCGCCACCCGGAGGCGGCGCCGCGCGCTGCTGGTAATGCATGATGTGCTTCCGGGGTTAACCGATCAACGCCGAGACATCGTATTCCGGTGTGGCCGTCGTCGCCTTCAGCGCGCCGACCGCCATGATCGCCGCTACCGCAACGTCGATCCGGCCATACGCCTTGCTCTTGTCGAGCTTGCAGTTGTCCGCAGGATCACGAACCACGACCGCATTGATGAAACACATGCGCAGCAGCGGATGGTTGCCGTGCCGAATGCGACCGTTCAACGCGAGCAACTGAAATGCCTTCACCGCCGGCGACATGTCCTGAAAACCCTGACCCATAGGCTCGAGCGGCGCATTGATCCCGAGACGGTCCATGGTCTGCTTGAATTGCTTGATCGCCCACCGGTCGTAGTTGATCTGGCGCAGGTTCATTTGCTCACCGGCCTCGCCCAATGCCGTCGCAACCCAGTCGTAATCGATCGCCTTACCGGGTCCCGCAGTGAGTTGTCCGGCACGCACCCAGACGTCATACGGCGCACGATCGTTCAGCGCGCGCTCGGTTAACGTATCGGCCGGCGTCCACGCCCGCGGTAGCAAATGCACGTTGCCGGCATCGTCCTCGGCCGCCAGCACCAGCGCCGTCAGATCGATCGTCGACGACAGATCCAGCCCGCCAAACACCGGCCGCCCATCGCGGAACATCGCCTCATCGATCGGCGGATCACCCAGCGCCCACACCGCGGGCGTCATCAATTGATCGCGCGCATGCGGCGCTATCCGCTGATTGAGCCGCAGATTGCGAAACGCGCTCTCGAACGACGGCATCCGCCGCGCGCGCTCGGCTTCCGCAAGCACGTCCGCCTCGTCCAGAAACTTGCCAAACGCCGGATTGACCGCGCGGATTACCGCCGGATCAAACGGATCGGCATCCGCCGGCGCCGACAGCAAATGCACCACCATCGACCGGTCGGCATTCGTCTGCGCGTCGTCGATCAGTTGCGACAGTGGATGATCGTCATCCGCCGCCTGCGTCGAGATCACCACGCCGAGCGAACGCTTGCGCTTGCCCATCGCGGTCTGAAGGTTGTCGAGCAGCACGCGATCCTTCGCCTGGGCTAGTTCGTCGTATGCCCAGAACGTGGGCGAAAGCCCGTGCGCACGCCGCGCATCGGACGACAGCGCCTCGTATTTTGATCCGACGCCAAAACCGTCGATAACTTCGATCTGCTTGCGAAAACGCTGCACATTGCATCGCGCCGCAAAATCCTCCTCGGCCAGAATAATGCTTTCCATCTCGTTGAAGATCAGGCCCGCCTGCAGCCGGTCGATGCCAGCCGAGTAACACTCGCCGCGCATCTCAGCTTCCGGCCCAAGCAGATGGCAAAGCTCAAGCCCGGCAATCAGTCCTGTCTTGCCGTTGCCGCGCGGTTCGGAAAAAATCCCGAGACGAACGCGCTCGCTTTCCGGGCGCCCGTACAAGTCATCGATGAAGGCCCGTTGCGACGGCAACAGTTGCAGTTTGTGTCCAGTCAGTTTGCCTTTCGTGATCGGTAAAAATTCCAGAAACGCGATCACTTTCTCGACGCGCGACAATCCCTTGCGGTCCCAAGGTAAAATTCGCTTGCGTTTCCTTCCCGCAATCGCCTCTTTCGCCTGCTTGCGCGCCAGGCCCTGAAATCCCCGCAGTCCCATACTATTGATACTATTGAATAATATTAGGTCCGGGAAAAAGCCCCGAAGCGCCTCC